CTATAAAAGATATTCATAGAGGAAAGACTTGGAAAAGTGTAAATATTTAAATAAAAAATAATGCTAGGAAAAACCGCTAAATATTACAAAGAGAATCCAGAGGCTCGTAAAAAACGAAACGAGTATCAGAAGGAATACAATAAATCTGATACACAAGTAGCTAAACGAGTAGAGCTTAACCGTGAGAATCGTAAAAGAGGAACCTACGGAGATAAGAACGGAATGGACCTAGCGCATACCAAGAAAGGATATGTAATGAAGAAGGCATCAATTAACAGAGGAGATACTAACGATATGCCTGGAGACAAAAGAGCTAGAGGCAAAAAAAATAAATAATATGTTACTAGGAAACGCAATAGAATTAGTTACTACTAAGACAGGAATAAAGAAAGTAGTAGATACCATATCAGAAAAAACAGGAAAGGACTGTGGATGTGCTGCTAGAAAGGCAAAGCTAAACAATCCTAATTTACTAATAAACAAAGTATTAAAATAAATGGCTTATCAAAAATTACAACAGACAAGAGGTTTAGAAGTAACCCCTTCTAATACAGAAAATATCCCTTCAGTTAATGGAGCTGCTCAAACAGATCCTTGTGTATTATATACAGGATCAGGAGGAATTATCAGAGTACTTACCGCAGGAGGTGATGACATTACATTAAATGCTGTTCCAGCAGGAGTAGTATTGCCAATTCAAGTAGTTCGTGTATTCTCAACAACAACAACAGCTACAGGAATAGTAGCTCTTTGGTAGTATGCGTAAGAACCTTGATACAATAATAAACAGATGGATAAGTAGAAAACTTTTTGTTTTTCTTATAGGGTGTGCTGGACTATTCTCAGGTACACTAACATCTTCAGACTGGGTTATAATAGCAACAGCGTATATTAGTATTCAAGGTGTTACAGATATTGTCGAAAAATTATCCATAAGAAAAAATGAGTAATTTAGAGATAGAGAGATTGGACAGACTTGAAAAAAAACAACAAGAACTTGTTGAAGACTTAGCTATTGTCGGAGAAAATATCCGCGATATTAAGAATGCTATTGTTGGCAATGAGCTCAACAATAATCACGGAATGCTTTATAAGATAAATGAAATAGAGGACCGTGTTGAGGATCTTGAGGTATTTAAAAATGAAGTGTCAGTATACGTAAACCAGTTCAAGGTTGTAATAGTTATTATACTAGGATCTCTAGCTACAATATTGGTTAAAATATTTTCAAAATCATGAATCTATCCAATAACCTATCACTGGCCGAAATGATTAGTAGTGAATCTGCTAAAAGGAACGGAATAAAAAACGAACCTACAGCAGAGCACTTAGATAATATGAAAAAGCTAGCTACAAACGTTTTTCAGCCTATTAGAGATTACTTTAACGTTCCGATACATATAAGTTCCGGATATAGAAGTTTAGCTCTAAATAAGGCTATAAAAGGATCTTTATCAAGTCAGCACTGTTCTGGTGAGGCTATGGATATAGACATGGACGGAACAGATGTTACAAATGCTAAAATATTCAATTACATAAAAGACAACCTAGTTTTTGATCAGTTAATATGGGAGTTCGGAACAGATAAGAATCCAGACTGGGTACACGTATCTTATGAATCAAAAGGCAAACAAAGAAAACAAGTTCTTAAAGCAACAAAGAAAAATGGCAAGACTGCTTATACTATTTATTAGTGTGTTATTACTTCATTCTTGTGCGTCTAGAAAGGTAGACGTATCTAAAATGACTGTGGAGACTAAGGTTGATAGTATGTCTGAAGTAAAGGTAGACGGAACGTACGTTAAAGATAATAACGTAGTTGTAATAGAGTCTACAGATGAGGTTGAGTATACAGCAAAGGACACCTCAAAGCCAATGGAAATTGACGGAAAGGTTTTTAAAAACGTAGTTATAAAGAGCAAGAAATCAAAAAAAGAAACCATAGATAAAACAAAAGAAATTTCAAAAGTATCTTCTGTAAAAAAGTTAAATGTAAAAAGAGAAGGGATTAAAAAAACTTTCGAAAAAAAAGTAGACAAAAAAGTAAACAATTTTGTTTATTTATGGTTATTACTCATACCTGTCGGAATGTATGTTTATAGACAGATCAAAAACAAAATATTCTTATAATGGCTAAGCAGATAGAATCAAATAAGAAGGAATCTAAAAGCATAAAACGTCCAGGCGTTCATAGCAAAAGTAAAACTTCTAAATTAAAGTCAAGTAAAAATTACGTGAAAAAAAATCGCGGACAAGGAAAGTAATATGACAAAAATAAGTACATACGTTGTAGATGATAAGGTTACCGCGCTTGATAAGTGGATTGGTTCTGATGCTAATATGCAGAATAAAACAAAAAACTTTACGCCAAAAAAGTTAGCGGCATACTTTAATGAGAATCAAGTAATTAATATTGGAACGCCATTACAGTATAAGTATTATACTTTAGATCCATTAGAGCCTAGGCCAAACGGAACATTAACGTTTGAAACTGAAATAGGTCCGACCGTCAACTTCTCGTCTGTAACTAGTTTTATACTTAGTAAGTACACAACAAAACAAAATATAGTATCAGACTTTCTTAATTTCTTAGATGGTTCTAAGGTCTTGTTATTTAAGTCAAGTGATATTAACTCTTTCGGATTTTATAGGATATCTGATATCGCAATATACGATGAGGATCCAAACTTCTTTATAGTTACAGTTGACTACGAGACTGGTAATGGATTTATGCAAGAGGACGAGGATTATATGATATCACTAGTTAGTTTAGCTGGTGAATTTATACCTACAAAAACTTCAGAATTAATTAACGATGGAGATGACGGGGTTAATCCGTTTATATCTGAGTTGGATATAAATAGAACAGAATGGGACGCAGCATACGAAGGTAAAATAAATAGTGCCGAGGTAACTGGAGATACTACTAAGACTCTTACACTTACAAAACAAGACGGAAGCACTATAGAAGCATCATGGACTGATGATAATACAGACGCTGTAATTTCTGTTTTCGGAAGGACTGGAGATGTAGTAGCAGAGTCTGGAGATTATACTACTGATCAGGTTGCTGAGGTTGCTAATAAAAAATATCAAACAGATGATCAGGCGTTATACAATGACGCTACTAGTTCTATTCAAGATCAGTTGGATAGTAAACAAGGATCTATTACACTTACGACAACAGGTACTAGTGGAGCTGCAACATTGATTGGGGACACTTTAAATATACCTCAATATAGTGTTGATTTATCAGGTTTTGTTCCATACACAGGAGCTAATAACAACGTATTTCTTGGGGAGCATGGAATAGGAGTTGGATATGTTACTTTTGATACCACTCCTACAAATACACCTACAGACCAAGGTACTATGTATTGGGACGATACTAAGAGTACTGTTTCATTGATAATGAACGGAACTATACAGCATATAGGTCAAGATAGTTTTTACTACGCCAAGAACAGCTCAGGCTCTAGTATACCCAAAGGTACCGCAGTAAGATTTGCAGGAACAGACGGCGCTAGTGGTCATATATTAATAGATGCAATGATAGCTAACGGAACTGTTCCTTCTAGTTATTATATGGGTATTACGAGTGAAACAATAGCTAATGGGGACTTCGGTCAAGTTGTGGCTTTTGGGGAACTTGAAGGAGTTAATACTAGTGCTTATACAGCAGGATCATTATTGTATGTAAGTACTACTGTTGCTGGGGGATTTCAAACAAGCGTACCTGTAGCTCCTAATAATATTATTCTAGCAGCTGCTACATTAAACTCTAAAAATAACGGATCTTTAATTGTTCGTGCTACTTTAGGGTCAAATATAAATAGTGACGAGGGCGTGAATATAATATCGCCTACTACCGGAGATTTACTTCAGTTACAGTCTAATGGGTTATGGGAAAATAAAAGTGTTGCTAGCTTAGGATTGGTTTCACAGTCAAGAACACTTACTATTAATGGAACAGCATTTGACTTATCAGTTAATAGGAGTTGGAATGTAGGAACTGTAACAAGCGTAGGCCTGATATCAGGTACAAGCGGAGTTACTATTGGAAGTTCTCCTATTACAACAAGCGGAAACATTACTTTAGCTATCGCTACTGCAAGTGGTTCACAACAAGGTTTGTTGTCAAGTACCGATTGGAATACTTTTAATAATAAACAAGCAGCGGGTAATTATATTACATCACTTACAGGAGAAGCTACGGCTTCAGGCCCGGGTGCTGCTGCTATAACTTTAAATAACGCTTCTGTAACAGGTAAGCTACTTACAGGAGTGAACATAACAGGAGGTACAGTTTTATCTACTGACACTATGCTTACTGCTTTTGGTAAATTACAAAACCAAATAAACTCATTAATAGGAGGGTCAATATATCAAGGTGTATGGAATGCTAATACCAACACACCTACTCTAACAAGTAGCGTTGGTACGGATGGTAATTACTATATCGTAAATGTAGCTGGAAGTACAAACTTAAACGGAATAACTGATTGGAAGATTGGAGATTGGGCTATATTCCACGGAGGTACTTGGCAGAAGGTAGATAATACAGAGTCTGTTAGTTCAGTAAATGGGCAGACAGGAGCCGTTAGTTTAACTACTGATAATATTTCAGAAGGTTCAGCTAATTTATATTTTACAAATAGTAGATCACGTTCTGCATTAAGTTTTACCGCGGGTAGTGGTGCTTATAATAGTACGACAGGTGTTATTACTATTCCAACAAATACAAGTCAATTAACTAATGGGGCTAATTATATTACGTTAGCATCGTTAAGTGGAACAACTCCTATTGGATATAATAATACCACAGGAGCAATAAGTATTACTCAATCAGGTACTGCAAGTGATGGTTATCTATCAAGTACTGATTGGAATACATTTAATAATAAAACAAGCAACGTAGGTACAGTAACAAGTGTTGCTGCTATAACATTAGGCACAACAGGAACTGATTTATCTTCAACGGTTGCAAACGGTACTACAACTCCAGTTATAACTTTAAACGTTCCAACTGCAAGTGCAACAAATAGAGGTGTATTAAGTTCTGCCGATTGGACAACGTTTAATAACAAACAAAACGCTTTAACTAATCCAATAACAGGAACGGGTACAACTAATTACTTACCTAAATTTACAGGTTCAACTGCTTTAGGTAATTCTTTGATTTATGATAATGGTACAAATATAGGAATCGGTACATCTTCTCCAAGTTACAAATTAGACGTAGCGGGTGTAGGTAGGTTTTTAGGTACAATACCATTAACACTTGAAAGAAGTGGGAGTACTAAATATACTTTTTCTTTAGGTGCTTCAGATGATTTTTACATTAACAATGTTAACATAGGTTCAACACCTTTAACTATTTTAAGTTCAGGCAACGTAGGAATAGGAACAACAAGTCCAAGTGGTAAATTACACGTTGAAGGTTTATCTTATTTTGGAAGCGATATGTTTACTGCTCAAAATGGAGGTATATTTTTTGATGGATATGCTTCTTATGGTTCAGGAATTTTTGGAAGGAATTTTGGAGATGATTTAGCTATGAATGCGGGAGGTTCAGAACGTATGCGTATCACTTCAGGTGGGAATGTAGGTATTGGAACAACAAGTCCTTTAGCTAAATTAGACGTTAATGGACAAGTTAGAGTTACTGATTTAACATTACAAGGATTTTATCAAGCAAGAACAAGTGACACCGCAGGAAGTGGTGTTTTTGGTGGAAATTCATTTGTATTAAGAAATGGGGCAACAAGTGAAGATTTAAACTTTGATGTTTTCAATAGAACTTCTTCCGCTTGGTATACGCCAATTATTATAAAAAATACAGGCAACGTAGGAATAGGAACATCTTCGCCAACTAAAAAACTACACGTTAAAGGTGGTAACGATAATGTACTATTTTTAGATAATGGTGGGGAACAATACACTACACAATATTTTGCTAATAATGGAACTACAAAAGCATTTTTAGTATGGGATAATACAAATTCTTTATTTCAAATTGGAACAGCGGTAGCATCTGATTTACCATTTCTTACTAATAACACAGAACGTATGCGTATCACTTCAGGCGGCAACGTAGGAATAGGAACAACTTCGCCTTTAACAGCATTAACGGTTTCAGGTAATTTATCTTTATTTACAACTAATCAAATAAGACTATACAATTCAGCAAAAAACAATTGGGCTGAAATGAGTTCGCCTTTATTAGGTGGTGATACTGAAATAGATTTTAAATTAGTTACTAAAAGCGGAGTTGTTTATGTAAACCCAACTGGTTCAGTAGGAATAGGAACAACAAGTCCTTCATTTCAATTGCAATTATCAAATGATTCAGCAGCTAAACCGGGTTCTCCATTATGGACAGTGTCTTCTGATATTAGAATAAAAGAAAATGTAAGACCTTATACAGATGGTTTAGAAAAGTTAATGCAAGTAAATCCCGTTTACTATGATTATAATGGTAAAGCAGGTTTTTCAATAACTAAAGATAACGTAGGTATAATTGCTCAAGAAATGCAAGAAGTATTACCTAATACTATAAAGACATTTAAAGCTAAACTTAACGATGATGACGAAGAAGAAACAGAACTATTGAGTTTTAATGCAAATGAAATTATATACGTTCTTATAAATTCGGTAAAAGAACTAAAAGCAGAAATAGAAATTTTAAAAAATAAATAAATATGACAAAGATAAGTCAATTCCCAGACGATAGCGAAATTACAGTAGACGACAAGTTAGTCGGAACTGACGCTGAGAATAGTTTAGAAACTAAAAACTTCACGTTTGCTGATGTAATTAGTTTTCTACAACAGAACCTTTTAATACTGAACACTCCCTCACTAACAGGAGTGCCTGAGTATGCAGGTAATGCAGCGGCAGTTACTGCTGGATTAGCGGTTGGTAAAGTATATAGAACGGCAGATGTTCTAAAAATCGTACATTAAAAAATAATTTTGTATATTTGCCAATAAATTTAAATCAAAATAAAAAAAGTGGACTTAAAAAAAATTGAAGAAAAAGAATTAATCAAGTTACAAAACCTTGAAGGATTCTTTGTAAAGGCTAACGAAGCATTAGGACAGTTGGTAACTGAATTTGAATTCAAGAAATCTGACGTGCTTAGACAGATCAACGATCAGTACGTTAAGAGAGAAGAATTTAAAAAAGAACTATCTGAAGTTTACGGAGAGAACATCTCTATAGATATTAAAACAGGGGAAATCTCTGAAGTCGAGCAAGAAGCATAATGTTCGATATTAGAAAAATAACAATAGGGGCCGACTACAAGAGTAATGGTATGCATTACATTGTAGGTCAGCCTGTATTGAATAATTCTCACACCATACATCACATACGACTAGATGATATGACAGGAGGAATTAAGATCTGGATAGAGAAGGAAGACGAAGTATTTCTTTGGAAGGAGTTTAATTCTAATATGCCTATATCTATAGAGTATAACATAAACTTCTAATGAAATCCCCAAATATGTTTATCGTTAAACCATTAAATGGTAGACGATATGATAACATCAAAGAGATAGGAGGACTTGAATTAATTACCAGCGTATCTCAAGAGGACCATACGGTTTCAAATAGATATGCAGAGGTGATAGAGACGCCTATTAACTACTCAGGACAGATAACTAAAGGAGACACGTTATTAGTACACCATAATGTATTTAAGCTGTATTACGACATGAAAGGAAGAGAAAAGAGTGGCGCAAGCTACTTTAAGGACGATCTTTTCTTTGTTGATCAGGAGCAGTTCTTTATGTACAAACATAACGATGTATGGAAGGCGCACTCTAAGTACTGCTTTATTAAGCCTATAGAATCTAAGGACTCTATAATTAAAAAGAACTGTAAAGAGGAGCCTCTCATAGGAACTATTGCTTATATAAATAACGAACTACTATCTCTAGGACTTAATGTCGGAGATGAAATTGCATTTGAACCAGATAGTGAATATCCTTTTACTATAGAAGATCAAAAACTGTATAGGATGTTTACTAATAACATCACACTTAAATGGAATTAAAAGAAGAAAATAATTGTATATTATACAGACATATAAGACTAGATAAAAATGAAGTTTTTTATATAGGAATTGGTAAACAGAAAAATAGACCTTATGAATCAGGATCTAAAAGATCTTTATTTTGGCATAGAGTAACTTCTAAAACAGATTATGAAGTAGAAATATTATTTGATAATTTATCTTGGGACCAAGCTAAAGAAAAGGAAAAGGAGTTTATAAAAATATATGGGAGAAAAGATTTAAATACCGGGACACTAGTTAATATGACAGACGGAGGCGACGGAAATATAAATCCTTCTTTGTCTAGAAGATTAAAAATAGCAGAAGATTCAAGAAATAGAGTATGGACTGATGAATCAAGAAGTAAATTATCTAAATCTAAATCAGGAAAGAATCACCACATGTACGGAATAAGAGGGGATAAAAACCCATTGTACGGAAGAAAGCATTCTGAAGAAAGTAAAAAAAAGATGTCTAATTCAAGAATAGGGTTTGTTACTAATAGAGAAGTAGTCAATAGAATTGCAGATAAACTTAGAGGAAGAAAAAGAAGTCCACATATAGGTATAGCCGTATCTGAGTTTCATTCAAAAATAGTTTTAGATACTCAAAATGGAATATATTATAATAGCGCAAAAGAAGCCTCTAAGATTTTAAATATAAAATACGGCACTATTAGATGTTGGTTAAATGGTAGTAGGACAAATAAAAGCAATTTAATCTATGTATAATGGATGAATCTAAAGAATTAAAATTAAAAATAATATCTGCAGGATACAAAGCTGTTGAAGAACTTATAAAAATAGCCGGAGATACTATTATTAGAGGCGGAAATGACGATTTGTCATCTGATAAATTAAAGAACGCAGCGGCGACAAAACGTCTAGCAGTAGAAGACGCCTTTAGCATTTTAAGCAGAATAGAATCTGAGAGAGAAAAGCTAAACGAAGATCCAAAGGAGGCAGATAAGCCAGAACCTAAAATACAAGGATTTGCAGAAAAACGATCAAAATAATTTATACTCAGTAGTCAGGAATCATATTCCAGCTAACACCTTGTCAATTAAAAACAAGAAGGCTAGTTGGGAGTACGGCTATGATGAGAAGTATGATATGATTGTTATATCAAAGAATGGAACAATCGGTGAAATTTATAATATAAACGGACTATTTATAGCTCTACCTAAAACTCCAGATGCAGTATACTCTAGAGATAAGAAAAAAGAAAATCAATACTGGCAACCATTTGAATATCCTAAAGAACTAGACAAGATAAAGTCTATATTCCAATGGCACAATACTCCTGGAGAGTTTAAGGCTAAATGGGTTGACTATATAGAGCAGGAGTTCGATAGAAGAGAGAACGGTTTCTTCTTTATGAATAATGGAGTTGAGACGTACATGACCGGTTCACACTATATGTACTGTCAGTGGACTAAGATTGACGTTGGACTTCCTGACTTTCGTGAGGCTAACAGAATATTCTTTATTTATTGGGAGGCGTGTAAAGCAGATCCTAGATGCTTTGGAATGGTATACCTTAAGATTCGACGTTCTGGGTTTTCATTTATGGCTTCATCTGAGGCCGTGAATATTGGAACACTTGCTAAGGATGCTAGGATTGGTATTCAGTCTAAGACAGGAGGCGATGCCAAGACTATGTTTACAAATAAGGTTGTTCCTATATCAAGCAACCTACCGTTCTTCTTCAAACCTATCATGGACGGTATGGATAAGCCTAAGACTGAACTAGCTTTTAGGGTTCCTGCATCTAAGATCACAAAGAAGAATATGTATGATGACTCTGAAGCGGAGCTTGAGGGACTGGATACGTCTATTGACTGGAAGAATACAGCAGACAACAGCTATGATGGGGAGAAACTAATATACTTAGTTGAGGACGAGTCTGGTAAGTTGGAAGCTCCTAATAACATATTGAACGGATGGCGAGTTAGAAAGACTTGTCTTCGTTTAGGTAGTAGAATTATTGGTAAGTGTATGATGGGATCTACCCCTAACGCGCTTGCTAAGGGTGGGGCTAACTTTAAGAAGCTATACGAGGATTCTAATATAAAAACACGTAATGAGAATGGCCAGACAAGGTCGGGTATGTATTCCCTTTACATCCCAATGGAGTGGAACTTCGAGGGGTATATTGATAGATACGGAATGCCTGTATTTAGAAAGCCTGAGAATCCAATAATTGGAATAGACGGAAGACCCATAACAAACGGGGCTATAGACTATTGGGAGAACGAAGTTGCTTCTTTAAAGAACGATGCGGATGCTCTTAATGAGTTTTATAGACAGTTTTCAAGAACAGAGTCTCACGCGTTTAGAGATGAAAGTAAGGCGTCTTTGTTTAACCTTACAAAGATCTATCAGCAGATAGACTACAACGACTCTTTAATTAGAGATCAGATACTAACTAGAGGATCGTTCCATTGGAAAAATGGAGAGAAGGATACTCAAGTAGTTTGGACTCCTGATCCAAGGGGTAGATTCTTAGTATCTTGGATTCCTAATACAGCAATGCAAAATCAAGTAATTTATAAAAATGGAAACAAGTACCCTGGTAATGAGCATATTGGTGCTTTTGGATGTGATCCTTATGACATATCAGGAACCGTCGGTGGTGGAGGATCTAACGGATCACTACACGGGCTTACTAAGTTTAATATGGATAATGCTCCTAGTAATCATTTTTTTCTTGAGTATATAGCTCGTCCTCAGACGGCAGAGATATTTTTTGAAGAGGTGCTAATGGCGTGTGTATTTTATGGTATGCCAATCCTTGTAGAGAATAATAAACCTAGGCTGCTATATCACTTTAAGAACAGAGGATATAGAGGGTTTTCAATGAACAGACCAGATAAGCACTTTACCAATCTATCAAAGACAGAGCGTGAGCTTGGAGGAATACCAAACTCATCTGAAGATGTTAAGCAGTCGCACGCGGCCGCTATTCAATCTTATATAGAGAAGTATGTCGGAATGGATACTGAAGGAACTTATAGAGACTCTGATGAGATGGGCGACATGTACTTCACTAGAACTATAGAGGAGTGGGCTAAATTTGATATAAATAACAGGACTAAATTTGACGCCGCAATCAGTTCAGGACTAGCTATTATGGCTAATCAGAAGAACATATACTTAGCGGCAAAGAAAGAGTCGAAAATAAGTGTTAATTTTGCAAAGTATAATAACTCAGGAACTAGAAGTGAACTTATTAGATAAATGAAAGACGTAAAAATAAATATACCTGCAACTGCTTTTCCAAACCAGTTTGCTTCAGACAGGGAAAAGGAAACCTTTGAGTATGGATTGCAGATATCACAAAGTATTCAGTACGAGTGGTTTAGAAAGGACGGTAATAACTCAAGATTCTACGATCAGTGGGGTAACTTCCATAAGCTAAGATTATACGCAAGGGGTGAGCAGTCTATAGGTAAGTATAAGGACCAGATAGCCGTTGATGGCGACTTGTCTCATACTAACCTTGACTTTACTCCGGTACCTATTATACCTAAGTTCGTTGATATCGTTGTCAACGGAATGAATGACAGATTATTTAAGCCTAAGGCCTACGCTCAGGACGCTATGTCTATGGAGAAGAGATCTAAGTATCAGGACATGATACAGGCTGACATGGTATCTAAGGATATGTTACTTCAAGTTAAGGAGCAGTTTGGTGTTAATGCATTTGATACTAATCCTGATGACTTACCTGAGAATGATGAGGAGCTTTCATTATATATGCAGCTTAAGTATAAGCCTGCTATTGAGATAGCTGAAGAAGAAGCTATTAACACTGTACTTGACGAAAATAAATATAACGAAACTAGAAAGAGAGTAGACTACGATATCGCTACAATTGGTATCGGCATGGCTAAGCATATGTTCCTTCCTGGTGACGGAGTAAGAATAGAGTATGTAGATCCCGCTAATGTAGTATATAGCTACACAGAGGATCCTTACTTTAAGGACTGTTTTTATTGGGGAGAAATTAAGACTGTTCCAATTACAGAGCTTGTTAAAATAGATCCTACACTTACCAACGAAGATTTAGAAGAAATTTCTAAGTACAGTCAGTCATGGTATGATTATTACAACTCAGCTCAATTTTATAATAATAGCTTATTCAGTAATGATACGGCTACTTTATTATATGTAAACTATAAAACAACCAAAAAGATAGTATACAAGAAAAAGATACTTGAAGATGGAAGTTTTAAAATGATAGAAAAAGACGACACATTCAATCCTCCACAAGAGATGATGGATGAAGGTCGTTTCGAAAAAATAGAAAAGACTATTGATGTTTGGTATGACGGTGTTATGGTTATGGGTACCAATATCATGTTAAAGTGGGAGTTATCTCGTAACATGGTTAGACCTAAATCAGCTTCACAACACGCTATACCTAATTACGTAGCAGTTGCTCCAAGAATGTATAAAGGAAATATAGAGTCTCTTGTTAAGAGAATGATTCCTTTTGCTGATTTAATTCAGATGACACACTTGAAGTTACAACAAGTTATTGCTAAAGTAGTTCCTGACGGTGTATTCATTGACGCTGACGGACTTAACGAGGTTGACTTAGGTAACGGAGCAGCATACAATCCTGAAGACGCATTGAGATTATACTTCCAGACGGGTAGTGTAATTGGTAGAAGTTACACAGGAGATGGAGAATTCAACAATGCTAGAGTTCCAATTCAAGAACTTAACTCTAATAGTGGACAAGGTAAAATATCTAGTTTAGTAGCTAGTTATAATCATTACCTAAGCATGATTAGAGACGTAACAGGGTTAAACGAGGCTAGAGACGGATCAAATCCTGATCCTAACTCATTAGTAGGTGTTCAAAAGCTAGCTGCTCTTAATTCAAATACAGCTACAAGACACATATTAGAGTCTAGTCTATTTGTTACTAAATCATTAGCTGAAGCTATATCATATAGAGTAGCTGATATTTTAGAATACTCTGACTTTAAAGAAGAGTTTATCAATCAAATTGGTAAATATAACGTAGGTATATTAGACGAGATTAAGGATCTATACATCTATGACTTTGGAATCTTTATAGAAGTATCTCCTGACGAAGAAGAAAAGGCTCAGTTAGAACAAAATATTAGTTTGGCCTTATCTCGTGATTCTATTTACTTAGAGGACGCGATTGATATTAGAGAGATGAGAAATCTTAAGCTAGCTAATCAGCTGCTTAAACTTAAGAGAAAGAAAAAAGAAGAGCAACTGCAAAAGAACGAACAAGCCAAGCAACAAATGCAAGGGCAGATTCAAATACAGTCACAGCAAATGGCAGCTCAAACAGCAATGCAAAATATACAGGCTGAGACTCAGTCTAAAATGCAGATTAAGCAGGCAGAAGTTGCTTATGAAATTGAGAAGATGAAGAGTGAGGCTCAATTGAAAATGGAGCTTATGCAGATGGAATTCCAAATGCAGATGCAGCTTAAAGGAGTTGAGGTTGAGGCCGTAAAGACAAAGGAGCAAATGAAGGAAGAGGCTAAAGATAAGCGAGTAAGTCTACAAAACACACAGCAGTCTAAACTAATTGATCAACGTAAAAATAATTTACCTCCTATGAATTTCGAATCAACAAATGATAGTTTGGATTCGTTCGATTTTGCTGAGTTTGAACCTAGATAATAAAGCATTATATTTGTACAAAATATAATTTATGATAGGTATATACAAAATAACATCTCCTTCAGGTAAGGTATATGTTGGACAGAGTGTTAACATAGAAGATAGAATTAAAAAATACGCAAGTTGTAGTTGTAAATTACAAGTAAGGCTATATAGTTCTATTAAAAAATACGGATGGGATAATCATGTTTTTGAAGTTATAGAAGAATGCGATAAGGATCAATTAAACACAAGAGAAAGATATTGGCAAGATAAATATGAATGTATAGGTAAAAAGGGATTGAATTGTATTTTAACAAACTCTAACGATTCAAGAAAAGTTATATCTGACGAAATGAAGGCTAGAATTTCTAATTCAGTAAAAGGATTTAAGCATACTGAAGAGGCTATACAAAAAATAAAGAAAGGATTGATAGGTAGGCCTGTATCAATACAGACAAGACTTAAAATATCAGAAAGTAATAAAGGGACTGTGTTTTCTAAAGAAAGAAGAGATAAAATATCAAAAGCTTTAACTGGAAGAAAATTATCTAAGGAGTGTTTATTAAAGAGAAGCAAAAGCATTTCTGGAGAAAAAAACTATAAAGCTAAAATAATTTTAAACACACAAACCGGAATATACTATGGATGCATAGCTGATGCAGCTAAAGCTCACAACATGATTAGGTCTACCCTTAATAATTATTTAACAGGGCATAGACCTAATAAAACAAGCATGATTTATGCCTAGATAGTATAAAATTATAATTAAGTAACTTTGCAAAAAATTAAATCAAATGGAAAACACTTTTACTGTAAGGGACCTAGGTGTCGCCGAGCAAAAATCAGTACAGGAAGT